GTTCCAACAGCTGCTGCTTGGTTACCATCGCCCACTTGCATATCAGCAATAGCCGCGAACCTTTGACCTGCTTGTACAACTATACCTAATAAATTTAATAATGTTTGAGATGGTTCTTTGTATGGTAACGGAAAGAATGCATCACGTAATGATCCACCTGGTGCATCAACATCTTTAAACTCACCTGGTTGTATTGGTGATGCTTCATCTCTAACTCTAACGCCTCGTTGTTTAAATCCTGCAGGTAAGTTTGATAATGTTCCTGCGTCTAACAATTGACGGAGAGCCGCCGTTGCCGTACGACTCAATCCGCCAATCATATGAATGAGTCCAAAGCCATAAAATCCTAGTCCTGGCAGAAATTTGAAGTGGACGAAATATTGGATCTTACTTTTCTTTAGATCATTGGGCGCATAGTTTCTCCGTATGGAGAGGACTACTCGGCTGCCTTCTTCTACAGTTACAATGTAGGGCAATTTTATTCCTGTTGGTTGTCCATCGGCACCAACTTCTTCGAAACCTTCTAAGTCTAAATTTACATGACACTCTAACAAAGTGTAAACTGGTTCATTCTTTCCAGATTTTTTTGTGCCATCTAACTCACGTTCTTTTTTTTCTAAGTCGTTTCTTTCAACATTACCTGGCGGTCCAAGTTCTACATCTCTATAGAAACCAGATACTTGTTGTTTTCTTAATTCGTTTTCAGATATTTTTATTGTATGTATTACTGATTCTGCATCATCAATACTTGTTGCAGTGTATGGAACAATTAATTCATCTGCAGGGACAAACTTAGATACCGCTCTTCCAAGTGGAACATCGTAATAAACTTTTTTAAATGTAGAACCTGCAAGCGGTAAATGAAATAACATAGAATCAAACTCTGCTTCGTACTCTTGCATTTGATCCATAATTAAATAGTTCATGAAATCTTTTACACGGTTAGCCTGTTGTTCTGTTTGTGGGTTTTTAACACCAATAACTTGTGTTCTAACTGGTCCGTCTGCTGGTAATAATTCTTTGTATGCTTGTGCTTGAAACTGTGTAACAGCTTCTGCAAGAACAGGGTGTGTTGCACCAGATGCTCCTTGGAAAGGTTCTGTTCTGTTTTCGTATTTAAATCCTAGTAAGTCAAGCCCCTCTGTGTATCCTCTCTCCCAATCTTTTCTAGAGGATTTGTAATCCATATAGTTTTGAACCATTTCATTTCCAACTGGTTCTAAAACATCGTCTGGTAAAATATCTGCTAGGTTATCGAAGTGTGATTCTGTTCCCGGTATATTTATAGCTCCCGGTTCAAAGTCTAAAGTTGCACCACCATCTTCTTCAGGTATTACCTCTACTGGTGGTTTATCTACTATCTCTTCCTCAACACTAACTTCTTTGATTTCCTCTTCTGTAGGAATATCAACTTTAGTTCGAGTGTTAGGGAGTCCTTTATCTATATCTGCCATTTATACTCCTATAGTTTCTTAACACGTTTCATCAGACCTTGCAACCCTTGTGAGTTGGGACCAGATGATGGTGGGGGTCCTGATGATACACCAGCTAGTTTAGCTATACCACCACCTGCTAATTCTAATTGATAATCTTGCCCAATACCACCAATATCAAGAACTCTATTTTTCAAGTTACCAAAAAAATTAGCTCTATTTGCAGCCACATCAGATTCTCTTTGAGCTCTTTCTTGTTGAACTCTCTGTATTCCTGCATCCATTTTTTGTTGTGCTTCTGGTAAAGTCATATTTGTTTGTGGTGTTGGACCTTCAATAAAACCAAAACCCATAGGCATATCTAAATTTAAATCTTTTAGTGCATCTTGTTTAACAACACTTCTAGCCATTCTTTCTTCAGGATTAAGAGATAAAATATCTTTTGTTCCACCAATTAAATTAGTTCCAATAATTCCTTGTTCTAAGGACTCAAGTAATGGTTTACCTTGTTCAAGTGCTTTGTAAGTGTCATATAAAACCACGGGTGCAATAGCTAAACCAGCAGCTTTACCTGCTGCTTTAAAATAACTTTTTTTAGCAAGGTCGCCAGGTATTGATCTTGCTACATCCATTATTTCTTGTATGACTGGTATTCTTGAATATATTCTTGAATCTTTAAGCGCAGCCGCTCTTTCAACTTTAGCTCTAACTTTTGGATCTTTAAGGTCTTCAACAATTTTAGGTATGGGGTTTAAATTTTTTGGTATTTCAAAAGAATATTTTTTAGTTTTAAAATTTTCATTAAAAACATTTTGATATGTTTTGTCTAAATTTTTATAATTTGCTATTGTTTTATTGGGTGCGTCTAAACTAATTTTTGGTATTTCAATTTTTTTAGCACCAGGTCTTTTGTTTTGATTAATTTTATTTTCAAATAAAGTAGCTTCCTTATTGTACTGAATTTTTGCTGCTTTAGCTTGTTTTGAATTTGCACCAAACTTTTGAATAGCTTCATCCAAATTTTTTTCTAATGTTCCAGCTCTGCTATCCCAACCTGATCCTGCAAAACCTCCTTTTACACCTCTATTTATATCTTGTTTTATTATTTGACCAAAAATAGAATAAGGACTAGTGTTTCTTTTTAAACCTGTTGCTGTTGCTCTAGCTTCATCTATATCAAAAAGACTTGTGTCATAAGGAGCTTCTCTATAGATTTGACCTTTTGGAACTTTTATACTTTCTCCAGTAAAAGGAACACCTGTTGCAAGTTCTGCTGCTTTTGTTTTAGCACCAGGAAGTGATGCAGCTATCTTTCTTGCGTTATCTATATTTGTGGGTTTAATACCAGGAACACCTATTCTATCTCCTGAAAAAGCTGTGGCTAAATTTTCTAATCTATCAATTGCAGTTGCTTTATTTACTTTTAAAATATTTGCTGCTTCTGTAATCGCTTCATTAGTAAGCACCCCTGTTTTAAAAATATTTTTAATCGTTGAGTTTTTAGATAGTTCAAGTATTTCAGCATTAATTTTTTTTGGTCTTTCTTTTATATTAAAATCTTTAAAAGATTTAGGTGGAGATTTTGCAACTCTTTGATCTCTAACTTTTTTTGCTTCGGTTAAACTTTTAGTATAAAAAGGTTTTTCAGTTACCATTTTTCCGTCTTTCATTCTTTGAACTTGAACCTGATAAGTAACACCATTAAACTTTATATGTTTTTGACCTTTTACACCCACGTAATTTCCTCTGTCAGGATTAACTGGTCTATTTTTACCTTTTTCAATTCCAAACTCTTTAAGTTTTTCATCTCTAAATTTTACAACTTCTTTTAATGAGGTGCCTTTAGGAAAAGTTTTATTAAAACCTCCACCTGCTTCAGTTGTAAATCTATATCTACCATAATCAGTTAATCTTATATTTTTAGGAAGTCCATCAGCAAACCCAATTCGTCCACCACCAGACATGTCTTGTCTTGGATTACGTAATACAAATTCATTGATAGCCTCCATTGTTTCAAGGTTTTCTTTTTTAGGTGGAGTAGGTGCTTGACTTGCAGGAAAAACTTCTGGAAGATCTGGTTTAACTTTCTTGATCCTTGTCAGGAAATCCATCGCTTGTTTAAATTTTAATGGATTCATTACTCTCCTAACATCATTGCAACGCCACCAGACGCTAGTTTACCTCTTGCAATTTCTTCTAAAGTTGTTTGATCAAGATTACCACCACCTTGGTCTACCTCTTCCATAATTTCTTTAACACTATCTGACTCGATACCATCTTCAACATTTTTCATCTTACCATCTGGATCTGGTCTAACTGTAAGTTCTTCATATTCATCTGGTGGTGTTTTGCCTTTTGTCATTTCATCTGCTTGACCTTTTCTAAGTGCCATCACTTCTTCTCCATCTCCTTTTCGTTTTACGATTGTCATATCACCTGTTACAAGATCTTCTTCTAGTGTGTAATTTTTATAATTAACCTCAACCATTCTTTCTTGTCGAGCCACGCTTGATTCTTTACCTAGTATTTTAATTTTTGCTGCTAGGTCAAAAAAATACGACGGAGCTTTTGTTACAGTTTCTCTTGCAGCTTCTACTGCAGGTGCTGCAAGTTTTGCTCCTTTAAAATATTTACCAATAAAAGGTAATGATGCTATACCACCCATAATTTTCATAAACTGTCTTCTAGACATTCCACCTTTTTCAAATCTTTTTCTAAACTCAAATCCCATACCTTTTCCTTGTCTACCAGAACCCATACCAATATTTAATTCACCACCTAACAAATCTAATCCTCCAGTCAATTGTCTACTACCGGAACTATCAAAACCAAATCTTAGTCTACCTTTTTCAGTTAATGGAATCTCAGCCATATCAAGTGGTCCAATTGATCTCTTAATAATTTCTTTAATAGCTTCTTTAACGTCAGATGTTTCAAACTCTTTGTCCATAGCTCTTTCTTCAGGATTAAGAACTATACTTGGTGCATCTGGACTTCCATTTGCAAACCCTGCACGTCCACCATCTGCTTTTTTATCTGGATCTTTAAATGGTATAACGTTTTTATTTTTCAAAGCTTCTTCTGCTTCTTTTCTTCTTTGTTCAATAGTCTTAGGTCCTTTTTTAGTTTCTTCTACTAAATCAGAAAACGGATTTTTACCTTCCATTAATTTTTTCTTTAAACTTTCAGAGGTAATTCCTGAACCTGGTTCACCTCTTGGGTGTTTACCTGTTCTTTGTATTTCTAATATTTCTTCAAACGATTCATCACCATAAAGTTTTACACCTAATTGATCTTCCATAATCTTATATGATTTTTTAGCTCCAGGTGATTTTAATGCATCAACCATCTCTTGACCTTTGCCTGGTCCTTTAGCTGCATCATATGTTTCTCTAACTTTTTTACCGAACTCTGGTGAGTCTTGGATCTGTCTACCACCCATAATACCTTTGGATGTATCAATAACGTTGCCTTCCATATCGACAACTTTTTCTAAATTTTTTAATCTTTGAACAGCTTCTTGTTGAATTTTTATTTTTTCTAACCCATCGGGTCTTCTACCCATTATTTTTTGAAAACCTCTTGTGAGTTGTAAGATAGCTTCTGCAACGGTCATTCCTGCTTTTATTGCCATTAGTAATAATTCCTTTTAATTTTTTCGACCTTTTCGTCGACATAGTCTTCAGGGTGTCCGATCAGACCGCCCTGTCTGAATCGCATAATCGCTTGAGTTGTAGAA